CAAGATTCGCCTCAACTTCAACCACCCATGCAAGGAACTTGTCTGGGTCGTCCAACCGGACTGCAACGTAGACTACTGCTCCTCCACCACGGGTGGAACCACCCTTTTCCAGGCGCTTGGCGCTCAGGCGTTCAACTACACCGATGCGGTAGATGCTCTTCCAAACACCATCAAGGCGTTCGGCAGTGACGCCTCCACCAAGGGCGAGAATGGTTTCATCAACGCATCGGGTCTCTTTGAGACTCGTGGTGCAGATGGTCTTCAGATGACGGGTGCTTCCAACACCGTGTATGGCAATGGAGCAAGTCTCGGTGCAAACACGGTATGGGCTTCAAATGCCGGAGAGAATGAGTTCCAGTCTACCGTTTCGGATGCGGGTTCCTTTGTTCTCTCGGAGACCTCCCTCAACATGCACTGCTGGGGTGAGAACCCAGTGGTCACTGCCAAACTCCAGCTCAACGGTCAGGATCGCTTCTCGGAGCGCGAGGGAACCTACTTCGACCAGGTCCAACCTTGGCAGCACCACACCCGATCCCCCGATACCGGAATCAACGTCTACTCCTTTGCTCTCCAACCAGAGCAGCACCAACCTTCGGGCACCTGCAACTTCTCGCGCATTGACAACGCGACTCTGCAGCTCGTTCTCTCGAACGCGACCGTGTCGGGCACCAACACTGCCAAGGTGCGCGTTTATGCTCGCAACTACAATGTGCTAAGGGTGATGAGTGGAATGGGCGGGCTCGCGTATTCTAATTAGTAAAATGCTTGGTATGGGTGGACTAGCATACTTTATCGTTTTTTTGTATCAATCGTTTTTTATACTTTAAAATAAAACAAAAATATAGGATTATACCTGTAATATTTGTTTTATTTACGACTCGCGATCTTTCTCTAAACATCCCTTGCACTTCTTTCGTAGGTCAACGGATTCTGTGCACGACAACCGCGTATGTCATTTGCACCTGTTTTGAAACCAAGAATCTTGGTCTCTTCGCGAAACCACTCGATTTGATGTTTCCCACAATAGTGATGAAACTTTTCTTAATACCTTCTTTTAGGCATTTTGATTTTTCAACTTTGATCATTTTAACAAGGATCAAAGGTGATAATAGGAATCAATTTTAACAGTAAAATATTGTGAAAGTATAATGAGACGTACTCATAAAAGACGTTTAAAAACAAGGAAAAGACATGTTAAAACTAGACGGGGAGGTGCTGCTTTACTCAATTCATCAGATCATACTCTGTTTGACCTTTTTTTAATACATATTATGAAACAGAATGCAAATGAACACGGACAGGTATCCAAGTTATTTCCGTCAGGTATCCCAATTTTTGATATAAATAAATTCTTAATTGATGTGAATAAGTCAACTGGATTAAATATGGAACCCAAATCTTTTGAATTATTGGTTGCAGAATCTGTCTTGGGCGCTTCTTGCAAAAGAGGTTTAGACGGCATCAGTTACTACATTCCCATTTTTCCAAGCACGGAAGATATATTTAGTCGTATTCCATTAGAAATAGATGAGGCAACTAAGGAAATGATTGGAATAAAATATGATATCCTTATCAGGTATTTAATATCACAATATAGTGAATATAAGAGTTATTTTCTTTGTTTGACCATAGGTAAAGGTTCTTTGGACGATAATTCATTAGACCTAATTATGCGTATATTAAAACCAAAAATTCCTTTTGTCATTTGGAATGAAAAAATGACAGTCAAAGAGAAATCAGATCTTGCAACTGCTTTTTCTGAAAGATATCTAAAGGAGTCTAAAGATGAAATAGAAAGATTGATACAGATAGCACACCCCACTTTACTCGAAAAACGTTCTAGATTAATTGATTTGAAACATGATTTAGGTATACTAGAAGAAACTATGGATAATATAAATAAAGGTTTGAAACCATATTCCACCGGATCTAAACTTGATATTCTTCGTGGTATTCTCGCTAAGACTCGTGGTATTTTTGATAACATGGTTGCTCTTATCGCGTCAACTACAGGATCTAATAGAGTTAAATCTTTACTTAGAACTGCGTCAATTAAGAATGTAAATCACGATTCTCGTGAATATACAATGGAACAGATTCAAAATTATAGGGGTATATTACAAAAGGCAATATATGATGTAACTACTGAAATAAGACAACTTGAAGGAGATCGTGAAATAATACGAGCACCGATCAACAAACTAATGCATAGACTAGAGGAATCTAAAAAAAAATTACAAGAAAACTTAAAGGCTGAATCAACAGCACCTAATTATCAAAAGGAAGGTTTAAAACATCAAGTTCAAGTTTTAGAGAACACATTAAAATCACAACCAAAACAATTAATTGGAGTAAAGGAACAGCATGAGTATGTTACATCGTTAAATATACAAATTCAAGAGTTACAGAAACATTTAGAGTCAAAAATTAAAGAAATTGAAACCCTTAGAGAACAAGCAGAAAAACCTAAGGGTGAATCGGCACCAGAAAACGATGAACAAATTGCAACCCTAACATTAAAGGTTTCAGAGTTGGAGGAAAACAGAGATGTATTATTGAAACAAAATCATGGATGGAAAGCCGCGTATGACGAAAGCGAAGTAAATAGGAAATACTTTGAAGAACAAAATACACTCCATTACGAAGAAACTTTACGCCTTAAAGAAGAAACTTTACGCCTTAAAGAAGAAAATGAGCGGGTTAAACAAGTAAAAGATGCAGAAATTGAAAAACTTAACAGACAAATTGAAACCCTTAAGGCAGATCATTCAAAAAGATTTGAAGCCTTTAAAGAAAGAGTAAGACCGTCTAATAAATCGCCAGTGGGTCCACCACGACCCGCCCAATATCCCATTATGAATGTCCGTCACGAATAATCCCCTTCTCAAACGAATCAATAAACTCGTAAGCGCTTTCCAATGTATACACAAACTTCAACGGTTTCTTGGTATTGTAAAAAGACTTTAAGATTTCAAAAAGGACCGCAAGGATGGAATTGTTTGTGGTATAAATCGAACTCGCAATCAGGTAATCTTGCAAGATATAATTGTAACTCTCCAACAAGTTCACAAACTCTTTGATCTGTGCGATAGAAAGTCTTCCAATGCCTCTCACGTCCATGATAAACGCAAACTTGTTGTGTTCATGTTTGACTCTTTCCAACTCTTCTCGGAAAGATTCAATCGTAAACTGCCACTGCAAGGGCGTAGGCAATTCACGTAAAATAGTCACCATAAAGATAGTAATGTCTTTATAAGGAATGCGTTCTAGTTTCGTAAAATACTCAATTTCCATGTAAACAAAAATAGAATAAGTTATTTATATTATTTTACCTTCAAATGAACAATCGATTCATTTGTTGTGTCTCCAACGTATTTTGTTGAATAAACAGAGAATGAATGAGTCGGTCTTCACGAAACCGAAAGGTAAAGGTTTTGTTTTGTTCCTTTCGTCCAACCCGTCCAATCGCCTGAATGATTTTCTCCTGTGTCATCTTACACAAATCCTCTGCAATGTAGGCGTGACAGAACTGGTAATTGGTCCCGTAAATAAAGTCACTACTCGCTAGAATCACGCCCAGTTTCTTCTGTTCGGACAATTCTTTCATGATGTCACTGTAGTCACTCGCGGAAGGATGAAACACGCCAACCCCCATGAGAATCAGTATTTTATAAGAGAGGTCTACCTCCAATTTCATGATTTTCCGGACATAGGATTCGTCAATGTCACTGCGAAATGCGTTGGCAGTTGCAAAGTTCATGTCGGTCGTCCACTTGTCAAAATGTTCCCGCGTATTGGGAATGTAACTCGGGTGAAGATGCACGGGTTTCAGAGAACGCTCCAAGGTGTCCGCTTCTTGAATGAGCGTCTTGGTTGCCGCATCAAACCGTTGTTCTTTCATTTTGTTCTCGTTTCCTTCGTCTTTTGCCGTCTTGTCTTCAATGTCCTTTCGAAGTTTATTCATCTTTTCCAAAATATCTTGATTGATCTGTAGTTTCTTCTCCATCTCTTGCAGCGTATTCGGATGAATGCCACTATTCTTGACAAAGAAGTCTATCCAGTATTGAGTGTCTTCACACAAATAAATCGTGGGTCCATGCGTCAACGTGTGACTCGATTCAGTCACGACTAGGTTAGACACGTTCATTGCGGGAACGGTTCTCGAAAGAAGATAAGTCTGGATGTCATTCGTCCATTCCGGTAAGTATTGCATGACTTTGTAGTAAAACATCCGTAATTGTTGTGAGGTGATGGACTTAAGGGTTGGAAAGGTGTCCTGTAACCATCCTTTCACGGTGGTATATTTTTTGGAAAAGTATAGGATAAACTCAGCGCACTCACTCAAACTCAGGAACTTCATGTGACTGAGACCATGCTTCTCGACAAAGGTCATGGCACCTTCGCGATCCAGTGCAAAGACTTGGTGAGGGGTGATGATTTTTCCTTTGCTGTCCAACAAAGTAATATGCGTGGTCTCGTCCATACTTTCGACATAAAATACGTCACCCACGTATTTTTCTTTGTATTTGTCAAACAATTCGGTCAGATCTTCTTCATTGGGTAGAGTTGCTGAAGATAAGACCACGTTGGGTATTTTATTCACTTCCCATACTTTGGCAATACAGGCGTGTAGGTCATGCTCTTCATAATCCATGGTAATGGTCGGTTCGTCCCAAAAGAGAACCATGGAACTCGGTTCAAAGAAAGACAGCATGTAGAGCATCGCCACTTCATAGGATTGAATGTCACAAATCATCAGGTCCACGTTTCGTCCATCGCTGTGCACCGGTCTTTTTTTCCCATATTTTTCGGTAAAGGTTCTGACCGAAGAATAATGAAGTCGCACGTCATCCGCCGTGGTGCAACCAAAGGAAAACCCGACCTTTACATTTGCATTGACTGCACTCTTGGCGAGACTCACGCCAATGTGGCGCGATGCACAAATAAAGATCACTTTGTATCGTTGAGAGATTCCCAAGGGAGTGAGGGTTTTACCTGAACTGGTGGGAGCGCGGTATCCAATCAGTTTAGGTCCAGGTTGGTTCATGATCGCATACACCCTCTTTTGATGGTCATACAGTTCAAGCGGTTTGTATCGAAAAATATCGTTATTTTCAAGGTATTTGTAGGTATTCTCTAGAAATCGAAGAACTCGAACCGACGTTTGGTTCTTGTCTAGAAACTCCTGGATCCATTTCTTGATCCATTGATTGATCGGGTATAGGTTGGACAAATATTCAATGTTATAGTAATAGAGTTCCTTGGACTTTTTAGATTGGTTGAACTTTCGCACCAGTTCAATCAAGACCATTTCAACCGATTCATCAATCTTTTGTGTCATGGATTTGAGTCGAATCGTATCGGCAGTATTCAAGGGTTTCTTGGGTTTGGGCAAACTCATGGGTTCCATTTCGTATTTCTTCATCAATTCTTTAAAGACCATCATGTAAATATGGTAATCTTTATCGGGATGCTCCAACTTAAGCATTTGACTCGCGGTAAAATATAGACGGCAATCGGTGTTGGGTTGAATGAGACCATCGCGGATCATCTTCAAGATTTGGAGTTCTTTCGGATCTACCTTTTTCTCCATGCTTTCCCATTCCATTTTCGTGAGTTTTGATTGCTGAAAGTCCATGTTAGGAATTGTTGTCTTTTGTTTAATTAAAAAACTTTCATCAATTTTTTTTATAGACGTCCAAGGGGTCGGTCAAGGTTCCTTCGGTAGGAAAATTGCATCCATAAATCTCCTGTAACAACGCCCATTCAAAGAGTCCTCCACGATAAATGGAGACTTGGGTAAACCCAAGGGTCTTGAGTTGTGCAAATTTCTTTACAACACTCATGTCTTTACAATCTAATCCATAAATAATGATGGGTATATTCTTGTTTTTGTATAAATATTCGTTCACTTTGACCGATTCTTCACTTCCAGGTAAGGTTCCCTTGATAAGATACTGTTGACGGTTTAACGGCAATGTGTTGATTAAGACAAATTCACCTTTTCTCGTTTGAAGTTCTTGAAAAGAACAAATAGGATAAGAAGCGGTTTGACCCATATAATTAAAAGAGTGAAATATCTATACGAATTTAATCACAACTTCTGCTTTTTCTTTTTTAAGACACTTGGTAGAAGAAAGAGACAATTCCTCTCTCCGCTTGCGACTATTCTTAATGTTCTCTACCGAGTCGTTGTGTTTTTTTGATTTAGAGATACTGTTGTTCATGTTCATATCTTCTTCAATCTCGGACATATTTTGTTCGATATAACGAATGATCCGATTTTCAATCGCCCATTTAAAAAAGTTCAATTGTCCAATCGTTGTCTCGATACTAAATTCTTGATTCCCAAACGGCATCTTGATGCGTTCCCATCGGCAAAAGGGATCGAACCGTTTTTTAGAATACGCCTTCAATTTCAGTTTATAATCATTGTATACTTTAAACCGATTACATGTCTCAATCTCATAAGTCGTGTTATATTTCTTTGCGTAATTTGTAGAAAACCAGTCTACGATGCGTAAGGAAATACGAGACTCTCCATTGATGATACCTAGCATTTTATTCAAGTGATCTTCTTTGTTGTAAAATTCCATCAGTTTATTCAATAACAATTCATTCTGAGAATTCATTTCATAGATAGGATCGAATTATTTAAATTACTTTTTCTAAAATCATAGTTTTCCCTTTTTTGTAATATTCATGATTATCCGTTCTTCTACCTAGATTGCATTTGAGACACGCGATACAGGTATTGTCTTTGTAATGTCCAAGGTGATTGTTGAGTCTTTCAAGGGTCCATTGCAATTTTTCCTTTTTTTGATTATAAAGAAGCATGACTTCTTTGTTACAATAATAACATCGGAGTTCACAGTCCTTGAGTTTATCGATGACTTGAGACAATGTAATATGATGGGTTTCATCGTATTTGTGTTTCTGTTTGTCTTGACTCTTGTAACTCGAATGTTTTTTCTTGAGTTCCTTTAAACATGCGTCCGTGGTTTCATTTTTGATCCCGTCTTGTAACTGCTGAATGACAACATGCGGATCAAAGTCTAGATTTTGTTTCTGTTTTCGTTGAGTCGTATCTGTAAAAATTATATTCTTCATATAAAAAATATAGACATATTATATTAAAGATAAGTATGACGGACGAATGCAGAGAGTATAATAGTTTAAAATACAGGACGATGATCTTGACAGGATCTCCTATCGATGTAAAATCAGACTCTTCGGAAGAATTGATCAATACCTTTCTACGGAATGATATTGAAAACAACAAGAAGGGTGTATGGAGTAAATTGTCTCGAACCGAGAAACACCGAAGGATCCACGACTTTGTGGATAAAAATCTTTGTCCTCTCTATACCTTAGACGAGACAGAAAAATCTGCAGCGTTGAAATTTTGCATCATGTTGGTGGACAATCGTAAACTCAGTAAGACCAATGACATTACTTACAACAAAGAGGATAGAACCATTGAACGTATATCTGGGTTAGTCTTTAACCCCCTTTCTCGAAAGTTTATGATCAACCTGGAAAAACAAAAAACCACAAAGAAAAACAGAAAAGAGGCGGACAAGGAGGAGTCTTAAATATAGATTTATTCGTTGAATTCTTCTTTGACCTCTTCCTGTTCAAATACTTGTAGAGAGTCCTCTTCATGGTTGCTGTCAACATTTTGAATGGCATATCCATCCTCATCAAAGTCAGGGTGTGAGTAGTCGTCCGAGTCTCTCCATGCATTATCGAGTTCATCTTGAAAATACCATTCTGCATACCCCTGCATATGGTATTCACGATCGTCTAAAAGACTCACAAACTTGTCTCGCGAAACACTCGCCCACCAGTTTGATTTATCCCTGAGATATTCATGGTCATGTGTTTTGTTGGCAAGATAAACCTTGTTATTTTGGTCATATTCCTCGTTTGCCTTGACGCAAATCTGGATCTGTTTACGTACCACAGGGTCGTCTATTTTTTTCTTTAGTTTTTGCTTATAGCATAAGGGTAAATGAAAGATTCGTAGTGCTGCATTGTATTCGCGAAAATGGACGAACGCCGGTTTGGAATACGCGCGAATGATCGACAACACATCGTCGGGGAGTTCTTTCTCAAGCGGTGCTATGGCATTGATCTTCTGTTGATATTTTATCTTGCGTAACCATTCAGGATAGGGGTCTAAGGGTGGATGAAATACTTTCCCGTCGTCTACCAGATTGTTGAGTTGATCATACGCATGGTGTCCACACCATTCCGCATGGTAGCAGCGTTCTTCATTTTCAGCGGTTTGACTTTCCTTATAGTTTTCCCATACGACTACATATGCATCAAACGCGCCCATAAACGTTTGGATACACGATTGGATTTCAGGTTCATCGATTCGCTCTTTTAGATTGGACCATTCCACGTATCCCATCCGAAAACAAACCGTCTTGTAATCAATAGACATCTTTTCTACCTCTTTCATAAGCATTCGAAGAAGATCAATTTTGTATTATTATTGATGCCGATGATAATCTTTTAGAATATATAAAGGATGGATAAAGACATCTTGACAGAGTTGTCAATGACTCCTAAAGAGTATATAGAGCAAATTTTCAAAGAAAATCCGCTCCTGATCAGTGATCCAAATTATAAAACGGTTCTTCATTCTTCGCTTCGCTCCAAATATTATTTTGAGGTTTCGTTGGAGGATACTCTACAAAACCTAGATCAAATGTTAATCGAGTTAGGAAAAGTAAGAAGTCAAGAATCGATCTCTTACCCATCTATCGTGAGAGATGGACACTTGGACTATTTGAAAGGCATCTATCAACCCGAACAAAAGACCCAAGAATGGTATGACTTTAGACACGATCATATTACCGCGAGTAATGCGTGGAAAGCGCTCGGAACGATCGCGTCACAAAATCAATTGATTTACGAGAAATGTAAACCTTTAAATACCGAAAAATACAATTCCTCCTTGACCGAAACACCCATGAGTTGGGGGAATAAATACGAATATTTGACCACTTGTTTATACGAGGAAAAAAACCAAACCAAGATTGGAACCTTTGGATGTATCGCCCATAAAGACTATCCCTTTTTGGCAGCGTCTCCCGATGGTATTGTGACGGGGGAAATCAATTACGGGAGAATGATTGAAATCAAGAATGTCGTGTCTCGCGAAATTACAGGAATCCCCAAACTAGATTATTATATACAAATGCAACTTCAGATGGAAGTATGTGATCTGGAAGAGTGTGACTTTGTGGAGACCAAGTTTATAGAATACGATTCAGAACTAGAGTTCAACTCAGATGAATCTACAAACAAGAAAGGGGTCATTTTAGTGTTCATCAATGATCAACAAGAGTTTGTCTATGAATATATGCCGTTCGAGGTGACCGACTATAATGCATGGATGGAACAAACGTTTGAGAATACCACTTTAAACTGGTTTAAAAATGTGTATTGGAAATTGGAGGTGTATTCGTGTGTATTGGTCAAGAGACAACGAGAATGGTTTAACGCAGCAGTTCCTGCATTTACTGCTCTATGGGATACGATCCTCAAGGAAAGGATCAATGGAGAATATATACAAAGAGCACCAAAGAAGCGAGTTTTAAAGAATGACCTAAAGAATGAAAACAAGAATGATCCAAAGAATGAAAATAAAAATGAACTTAAAAATGAGTTCTTAATCAATGTAGATGGACATGTATGTGATCAAGCGTAATGGAGACAAAGAAATTCTTTCCTATGAGAAAATCTCTCAACGAATCAAACAATTGAATCATGGAACAACGGTCCAGAGTGCAGGTTTGGTGATGAAAATCGTGGATCAACTTCATGACCAAATTTTAACGTCTAAGATCGATGAACTTATTTCGGAACAGTGCGCTTCTATGGGTATTCATCACTACGATTATTCTATTTTGGCAGGACGAATGATTGTCTCCAATCACCAGAAAGAAGTGAGTCCCTCCTTTTCGGTTTATCTGGAAAAGATTCGAGCAATCCCCAACTATATCTCCGAGTCTTATTATCAAATTGGAAAAAAACATTTGTCTTTTTTTGAATCCATCTTGGATCATAGTCGTGACTTTTTGATTGATTATTTCGGATTCAAAACACTAGAACGCGCGTATCTCATCCGATCGGAAGGAAAGATCGTAGAGCGTATACAGCATCTATGGTTACGTGTCGCGATTCAGATTCATGGAGAAGATTTGGAGGAAGTCAAAAATACCTACGACAGTTTAAGTCAAAAAGAATACATTCATGCAACACCTACGTTGTTCAATTCAGGGATTTGTCGTCCGCAGTTGAGTTCGTGTTTTTTGCTGGGTATGGAGGACGATAGTATAGATGGGATCTTTAATACCCTGAAAGAGTGCGCCAATATCTCTAAATGGGCGGGAGGGATTGGGATGCATATCCATAATGTCCGTGCAGAAGGAAGTCCTATTCAAGGAACCAATGGGACGTCCAACGGAATCATTCCCATGTTGAGGGTGTTTAACAATACCGCTCGCTACGTAGATCAAGGCGGTGGAAAAAGGAATGGAAGTTTCGCCATCTATTTAGAACCATGGCATGCAGACATTGAACCTTTCTTGGACATGAGAAAGAATCAAGGGGACGAAGAAATGAGAGGACGCGATCTATTCTATGCGCTTTGGATTCCAGACTTGTTCATGGAAAAGGTGGAAAAAAACGAAGATTGGTTTCTGATGTGTCCAAACCAATCCAAAGGACTTGCCGACGTCTATGGGGACGAGTTCAAGAGATTGTATGAATCGTATGTTCAAACGGGTAATTTTTTGAAGAAGATCAAGGCAAGAGATTTATGGTTTCGGATTCTAGATAGTCAGATGGAAACCGGAACTCCCTATATGCTTTACAAGGATGCATGCAATCAAAAGTCCAATCAACAGAATTTGGGCACCATTAAATCCTCTAACTTATGCTGTGAAGTCGTAGAATACAGTGACGAAAAGGAAAGCGCCGTATGCAATTTGGCGAGTATCTCTCTTTCTTCTATGGTGAAGGATCATGTGTTTGATTACGAAAAACTACATCGCGTGACGAAACAAGTGACCTTTAATTTGAATAAATTGATTGATGTGAATTTCTATCCCAACGATAAAACAAGAAAAAGCAATACGAAACATCGACCGATTGGCATTGGCGTTCAAGGTTTGGCGGATGCCCTTGCATTGATGAATTTGCCCTTTGAAAGCAAGGAAGCGCAAGAGACCGATCGGCAAATATTTGAAACCATGTATCACGCTTCTCTTGAAAAAAGTATGGAAATGGCAAAAGTAGATGGCGCGTATTCTTCTTTCCAAGGATCCCCCTTGTCTCAAGGCAAGTTTCAGTTTGATTTATGGAAGGTTCAACCCAGTTCGCGTTACGATTGGACCACCTTGAGACAATCGATCATGGAGTATGGTGTGAAGAATTCGCTTTGTTTGGCGCCCATGCCCACTGCATCGACCAGTCAAATTTTAGGAAACAATGAATGTTTTGAACCTTTTACAAGTAATCTATACACAAGACGGACGTTGGCGGGAGAATTTATGGTGATCAATCGTTATTTGATGAAAGAATTGGTTGATTTGGGTATTTGGACCATGAAACTGAAAGATAAAATCATTGAACACAAGGGATCTGTTCAAAAAATAGAAGAAATTCCTGAAGAGATACGAAAGAAATATAAAATTGTGTGGGAGATTCCTATGAAACATATCATTGATCGAGCAAAAGAACGTGGGGCGTTTATCTGTCAGAGTCAATCCATGAATCTTTGGATCGAAGAACCGAATTATAAAATATTGACCGCAACCCATTTGCATGCATGGAAATCCGGACTGAAAACCGGCATGTATTATCTTAGACGAAAAGCGAAACATCAAGCGCAACAATTCACCGTGGTTCCAGAGAACAAGAGTTCCGAACAAGAATGCATCATGTGTTCAGGATAAAAGATCTTGATAAACGTGAACGTCATTTGATTTACTTTCTACAATCATTCAAATACTTTTTACTTTAATACCCCAATAAAAGTATTTGAATGATTATGCGATCCTTAAGGAACAAGAATCTCCATTCAAAGTCATGCCCTAACGATGTATTTATGACAGAGTGATAAGTTTTTTTCTATCTCTTCTATATGAAGTCAACACAATTGTTTGTAATTCTTTTATTGATCTCTTTTATTTTGTTTCTCATTTTTCAATTAGACTGCGTGGAGAGAAAGGAAGGTTTTGAAACCGAAGTTCCGACTTGTCAAAGTGGTGTAACGGGGTCTGCACCAGGTTGTTACGCCACGGTTCAAGAAGACGATTATCTAAGTTACAGTGATTATTTTAATTCTGACTATTATTTTAATGCCGACGATTATATTCTTAAAACAAAGATTGTCACTCCTGTATGTCCAAACAACCCCTACGATAATATGGGAAGTATATTGAACGATCTATCGTTTAACCTTCAATTAAACTTTCCAACTATGGACTTGTCTGGATCGTCCACGAATCCAGCGCCTGCGCCATCCAATCAGACCGACCTATCCAACAACGCTTCCATCCAATTGCCAGACATGCCTTCCTTGCCTGACCCAAGCATAT